ATGCCGATGAACTTGCCCTGCGGGAAGATGATGTCGTCGAAGCTCTTGCCCAGCGACTTCGTGCTCTTGAAGACCTCGTCGAGGGCCTTCTTGCCCTTCGTGGTCGGCGCGACCAGCCGGGTGAAGGTCATGGACAGCGCGCGGCCGGCCATGGTGCCTCGGATACCGGCGTCGCCCAGCCGGCCGAGCAGCATGGCGACGTCCTCGAACGACACGCCGAGGCTCGACGCCATCGGACCGACCATCTTGAACGCCTGAATGAGGTCGGGGTATTCCAGCGCGGTCTTCTGAGTCGCCAGCATCAGCTTCTCAGTGACGTCGGTCGCGGCCGTCAGCGGCTTGTGGTACTGGACGAGGATCGAGTACGTGCCCTTGATGGCCGTGCCCATTTCCGTCTCAGTGATGGCCGCAGCCTTCATGATCGGGACGACACCGCGCATGACGGTGTCCAAGTCCTTCTGCGTCTTGACGGTCTGGCCGGTCGTCGAACCCCAGTAGTAGACGGCCTTCGCGACGTCCTGAGCGGGGAACATGACGGCTGCCTTCGCAGCGTCATTGATCGCCGCCATGAGCTTGTCCTGCCCGATCTGAGTGCTCGTGCTGGCCTTGTCCCACACGCCCAGCGCACCGGCCGCCCGGTTGACCGTGAACTCGAAGTTGCCCCACGAGTCGAGCAGGTCACCGATGGCCTTCTGGCCCTTCTGAGACATGCCCGAGAACACGCCGCCGAGAATTTGCATCTGCATGCCGGCGCGGAACAGGGCGTTGGAATGCGTCTCCGCAGCGCCCATGGCAGCGCCCATGCGACTGAACAGGCCGGCGCTCTTACCCGCCGTCATACCTGCCGTCGCACTCGCGGTTCCGGTCTTTGCGACCGACGCAGCGACACCCGCAGCCGCCTGATTGACTTGGGCGAACGAGTTCATCCCCGCAACGGAGAGAACGATCCGCATTCGGATGTCGTCGAGGTTTGCCATTACCTGTCCGGAAAGTGGAAAAGGACCGCACTCACGAGGGCTGACACGCTGCTGCTGGCCTGTGTCGAGTCGTTCGTGGTGCGGTCCCTTACTTGCTGAGTGCGGCTAGGGCTGCCTCGTTCTCAGCGATACGGAAGACGTCGAAGAACTTCATGAGGCGATACGGCTGGTCTAGGAGACCGCCGTCCTCAGGGAGCTGCGAGTAACCGGTCGTCCACCGAACGACCTTGTGCTCGGCCTTCTTCCCACGGTCACGAATGAACTTGACGTGGAAGAGCTGCTGCTGCCTGCACTCGCAATAGATGTCGTATGACCACGCAAGGTCAGGGAACTGCCGGCGGAGGTTGTCCGTCCGCGTCCCCTCGGCGGTTAGCTTTGCGAGGTCTCGGGCTTTCCCAGTTCGACCGGGGTCGGCGTGAACCGGCTGAAGTGCTCAGCGAGCTTCGTGTCGAGGACTTCGACGTCCTCACGCTTCAGCGCCTCGTACTCCTCAACCGTGGGCGGAGTCGGCAGACTCCACTCGGTCACCAGAGCCTCGAACAGGGCCGCCTGAAACTCCATGCCCTCATCGGGGCTGAGTCCGCCGACCGAGATGTCGCGGTTCGGCATGTGCTTCACCACACGCCGGAAGACCTTCTTGCTGACATCGGACCGGACCTTCACCCAGTCGCCATCGCCAAGGTCGATCATTTCCGTTTCGTCGCTCGCGCGCCGAAGTGCCATCTGTGTTTCTCCTCAGGGGAAGTGGAGCCCGGGACGGGCGGGCAGCTACGCGCGTCCCGGGCAGGGGAAAGGCTGAGAGCCTGTTACGCCGTGGTGTCGGTCGTAACGAGCGTCATCGTGTAGATCGAGCCGCCTGCAGGGCGCAGGATGGTCGCCTCGACCGACTGTTCGAGGAAGTCGCCCGCGTTGATCGGGAGACCGACGCGGTTCCACTTGACCTTCGGGACCGCGATGTCGAGGCTGTGCCGCTCGGTGCCGGCAAGGACCGGACCCGCGAGGTTGATGCCGACGTCGAAGTAATCCTCGTCGAAGAACCGCTGGTACTCGGCGTCGCTCGTGAAGTCGAGCGTCATGGCGAGGGAGACCTCGCGCTTGCCGAGCGTGAAGCGCCGCCAGTTTCGGGTCTTCCGAAGAGTCCCGATGCGGTCGCCGTTGTTGTTGATGCCGAACGTGAAGTCCTTCACGTCAGGCTCCTCGGCCCCTTCGACCGTGATGCTGACACCGTCGAAGTGGAACGGGTCCACGTCCGGGTACACGATGTCTTCGGCCGCGACCGGGTCCGCCACGATCATGCGGTTGATGCCTTCGAGGCCCCACGAGGCGGTGACGATTTCACCGAACGCGGCATGCAGTTCGAGGCTGTTGATCCGGACGCCACCGTAGCGCCGGACGAGGATGTCATCGGCGTTCCCCTCGAAGGAGAACGTGTCCTGCCGCGAGCGGCCGGGCGTGATGACGTGGCGGGTCCCGCCGCCAGTGTTCGCCGTGGTCACGACGTCGCCGCGCGAGACGGCGCGCAGGAGCTGGACGAGGCCGACCGGGTAGGCGTTGCCGCCGGTAGAGCCCGACACCGCGAAGGGAGCCGGCAGGGCTACCGTGGGGTCCGGGCTGTTGCGGATTTCATCAGGGATGATGAAGTCGTTCGTGTCGCCAAAGTCGAACGAGTCGACCGGCATGAAGATCGTCGGCGCGGCCAGCTCACCATCGGTGGCTTCCCGGGTGTAGCCGACGTAGCCAAGAGCACCAAGCATCTGCTGAGCTTCTCCTACGAGTGACGCTGTCGGCTTCGACGGACGACGAGCGTGATCTGAGCGGCCTTGGCGAGAACCACGCCGCGAGGCTGAACGTCGTACCGGGTGGATCGGACTTTCACGTCCGCCACTCCGGGCAAGTCATTCAGCGTTCGGTTGACCGTCCGCCGGAGCCACGTGTCAGCCGAGTCGGCCAAGATCGTGAGTAGGCGGTCACCTGTGGCCTCTTCAGACGTTGCGTTGAAGTAGCCCCGGGTGTCGATGAGGATGGAGACGAGAACCGTCAGGTCGCGAGCTTCGGACCTCGTGTTCTCGCCAGCGTCGGTGTTGTTCGACGGCTGGATCGTGACGGAGGGGTACGACGTGGCCGGCAGGATCACCGGGTCGCCCCAGTAGATGTCCATGACCTTGTCGATGTCCGCGACGCCACCGTCCGCCATGTCGGCCGCCGCCCATTCACGGAGGGAGACCTGCAGGCGGTCGACGACGCCGACCATGAGCCAATCGCGTTCGGCTTCAGTGGGGATCGCTGCCATCAGATGTTGTCCTGAAGCCACTTCACGAGGGCTTGCTGAGCGGCCTGTGGCGCGTAGCCGTCCGTGAACCAGAACGGTCGTGGCGGGAGCCGGCCGCCGCCGTCCTGATTGGCGACCTTCTTGCCGCTGACGTGCAGCTCGGCTGTCGAGCCGTTCACGTCGAAGGTGGCCGTGGTCGACGTACCCTCGGGGTCGGTGCTGGCCCGGCCCGAGCTGTGCTTGTCGACGGACTGGAAGTAGGCGATTGCCACGTCGAACAGGCTGCCGGATCGCTGCATGATCGGGCCGTCGCCGTACCCGAGTTCGTTCCGGCGTTCGATGGTCTTCTCGGCCAGTGCCGGCCATCCGCCGACGTCACGGCCCTCGGAGACGTAGTTGGCGTTCCATGCGCCGGCAACCGCGTGAACGGACTCCACCAGCGCCTCAGACATGTCCGAGAGCTTCGTGGTGATCCGGTCCAGTTCCGCCTGAACGCCGGGAATTCCGAGGACGTCAATCTCAGAGATGACGACTTCGGCCATTACCTGATCCGGCGCTTCCTGACGTACTCAGGGTCGAGCAGGTCAATGATGAGCTGGGAGCTGAGGGGGACGATGTCGGGGACGTTCTGCTGGGGTCCACCGAAGTTGGGCTGCAACAGCTCGGTGACCTGCAGCGCCGTCGCGTGCTTCACCGGACCCGGGATCGGGTCGTAGCCGGCCGTGTAGACGACCCGGTAGCGACCGGACTTCCAGAACGGCCCGTCGAGGCTGCTGCGCCACGTCAGGATGCCGAGGTCCGCGTCGAGCCACAGGTGCGCCGGGTCGACGATGTGACTGCCGAACGCGTCCTCGAAGACGACGGAGTCCAGCGACATCACCGGGTACTGCGCGAGGATCAGGCGGTTCGAGCCCGAGCCGGCGATGTATTCGGTGAGCTGCGTCGGGGCGAACTTGCGCCCCGTGTAGTTCTCGATCTGCTGAGACGCCGTCTCGATCATTTCGGCCAACACGTCCGGTTCAGGGATCATGTTGTCCTTCAGGCCGAGGGGCAGACTCTTGAAGTAGTCGATGTCGATGAGTGCCGTCATTACCGTCCCTTGTGACGTCGACTACCGCGCCGAAGCTGACCGGATCGCCGGTTGCCGAGGCGCATCGCTGCAGTTGCTTTCAGGCTAGGCTGACGCCTTCGCTCGGCGGCGCTGAGCCGCAGCATGTGGATCGTTCCCCGCGTCGATTGGAGCTTCGGGCGACCCCGCAGCTTCCGCTTGTGATACGGGTTCGCTTCCCGAAACGCTGCCCTGATCCGGCTCGCCACTGCCCGAGCCCGCAGACGACGTGTCTTCCGTACTCGTGGCACTGTCGAAG